ATTTATACCGCCATGCCCTGTAATGAGCGCCGATAGCTCTAGCAGCGCCTGTATTTGTGCATCGGTTACGCCGCCTGACCCAGTTAGCGTAGCTCCTAAGTTTACAATCAGCGCCCCTAGCGCACTTAGCCCGCCCTCCCCCAGTAGCGTAGCCACAGCATCCAGCGCAAGTGTTAGCGAGCCGCTCGCGCCGCCTGTCCCCGTGAATTTAGCACTTAGACCGCCCGCTTTTATAGGTGGACGCCACGTGTTCATCCCATAGCCATCGGGCATAGATGATACAGAGCGGAAAGCGCCTAAGAATGGATTAAACCTATCGCCTCCGAGATTGCGCAGCTCTAGCCCAGCCCCAGCACCGAATAGACGGGCGGGGCTACGCTTTATATAGCGGCCATTGGGGTAAATCATCCCCACACCGTCTCTGTAGTGCCAATAAAAGTACTAGAGGCAGCGGTTGCAGCCCCGGCAAAATACAACCAAGTAAGGCATGCGCCATCTGGCACAACGGGAAAGCTCGGTATTTGGTTAAGCAAGTCCTTCTCTGTTTGCAACCCAGCTACCCCTACGGTAACAGTAGCAAGTTGCCGCGCCAAACAAAGCGCCGCTGTGCCTGCAAGTGACGCGGCCGACAATTGCACAGATTGAAACGAGCGCACGCCCGTATCGCCTGATGCTAGCGGCAAGAACGGCCCGTAGTTATTTGCAGCAGTACCAGAATGAGTAATATGCGGCACAATTGCCGAGGCCGTACAAGCAACCGTTACAGGTTGCGTTCTACCAGTTGTACCCGCTGTGTTGGTGTAGCTGTAGCTTAAATTGTGCGCGGTTGCGCCCGTTGTCGCAGTGACCACCAGATAAGGGCGAACACCCGCCCCGTTCGTATATCTCAGCGTAGGTGTCCCCGTAAGCGTTTGTGATGTGGCGGAGTTCATGTTAATGCCAGGATAGTAGCCTTGCAGGTCAACAAGCATAAATGTCCCCGGCACGCCTGTGGCCGATGCAGTAACCGCGCTTAGGCTCATCATTTGCTTAACGAGCGCAGAGACGTTTCCCCCATGTGGCAGGCTAAACGCTTGCGTGCCATTGCCTGACGCTTCATTGCAATTAACAAATGCCAACGCTGTGCCGGGGTATGTGTTAGCTACTGGCGATCCAGCCAACATGCTAAAGTCATAACACCGGCCAGCCGTATAAGCAGCTGCGCCAGTAATTTTGTTCCAGTTTGCCTGCGCAGATTGCCCAGCGCTCAGCGCTGCAATTAATTGGTCTTGTGATTGAATAGCCATGTTAGCCCCATATAAAAGTGAAGTCGCCGAACCAGCTCATTGATCTAGCCGTTCCGTTGCCTATCGTTGAAAACCAGCCAAGCCATGCGCCATCTGGCACAGTTGGCATATTGCCTGCATTCATTGTGAAGTAGTCGCGCTCTGTTACCAATGCATTGTCTCCAAGCGGAATAGTAGGAAGCGCCTTGATAATATACGCACAATGCAAGCCGCCGGGGGGTGTGGTGTAAGTAATTGAATTAAGCGCTTTTAGCCCTATGCCATCAAGTGAGCACACTAGCGCGGTCGTATCGTTTGATGCGTTAATTCCTGAGCATACCAGCGTAACGCCGTTGTTCGGTATTCTTAGAGTCTTTGAGCGAGCCACATCAAACGAGTCAACATATTCAATGTTTGCCACACCAAACTGCAAAGCAGGCGCTACGTGGTTAACAATCACCAGTGAAAGCCCTTTGCCCGTTGTGTACCGTGGAAGGGTTAGCGTGTTATCAAACGCTTGCGTGTCTGTGGAGTCGCCGTCTATCAATGGGTAATAGCCCACCAAGTCAAAGGGCACAATCGAAGGAGCACCCGTAAATGTGCCTTGATTGAACTGCATTGTGATTTTATGCAGCTTGCGGACGTGGCTTACATCAATTGCGGGAAAATACACTGCGTCGTTTTTAGCCGCAATAGCTGGCGTAAAAACCAAAGGTGAGCCGACGTGTGCATCATACGCAGGCTGGCCACTTGCAAAAGTAGGGTCTGCCCATTGGATTGTGTGCGCTGTGCCTGCGTTTTTAAATACGCGCTGAACATGTACGCGCCCATCGGCATAGGCTGCATTTACATCACTTAGCGATGAAATCATCTTGTGCGCCCTAGTACTGCGCTGTACGCTCGATCAAAAGTGTGTACGACTTTGTTAACTGGGTTTAGCCCACCTTCGCCCGCCAATATAGCCCTTCGTGGAGCGATTACTTGCCCGCCGTGGCCGCAGCTCCGTTGTATTTCACTCCCCACTACTTTGACCTTGCGCATGCAATCACCACAGTAATACAGCGGAGCTCCAAACAGTTTCCATGCTAGCCTTTCGCCTGAGCTTCGTTGGTCGATCATGATTCTTGTATCGTCAGCGCGCCAATGTTAAACTGTGGTGTAATGCCGTTTGCCACGGCAAGCGCAGAGTTCAGAGCCCCAAAATGCCACACAGCTCCAGCACCACTAGATGCAATGCCTGTAGCACAATGGCTTAGAGTTGACCCTGTAACGCCACACGCTGGGAACTGCTGGAGTGTGGCATTGCTTACCCCGCCAGCGCTTGGAGCTGTCCAGTCGGTTGCACTGCGTAATGTGGCTTTTCGCGAATAGTTTGTGTATGCTGTTTCGTTCTCAGTTTGCGTGCCCGTCGCTGGCGTTAGGTTGCCAGTGTGAAACGATAGGAACACCTGCGTAAGAGGCGATGCGCTAGCGTTATCGGCTACGTTTGCCCATGGCGTGGCTCTGTACATTAGCCCCACGATTGAATTACAAATGCTGGTTGCTTTTGGCATGATTACTCCTGTATTTGGCCTTTATAGCCGTTCGGTGTGCGTTGAATCGTGAAGGTTTTGCCACCGGATTGTATGACAATTGGCTGCGCTGGTGCAACTTGCATTTTTGTCGCCATATCTTCTATTTGCTGATTAAGCCCCTGCAATTGCGCATCTTTGGTTGACTGCGCTACATCTATCGAGGCCTGACCTTTGACCGCCTCAATTTCAAGTTGCATCTCTAGCTCTTGCCTGCGTGCGGCTAATTCCATGATTTGCTTTTCTGTCTCGCGCTGCATTTTCTCGCGCTCAAAATCTTGTGCTTCTCGCGCTGTTTGCGCTTCAATTTCTGCTTTTTGCGCATCAGCTTGATATTTCGCCGCCTCTGCCATGCTCTTGGCTTGCGCGGCTTCGGGGCTGTTATCTTGCATGGTCGCCTGCGCCTCTGCCTTGGCCTTATCTGCGTCGGCCATTGCCTTGGCCGCTTGCGCCATAAGATACTCAGCTTGCGGGTCTGGCTTTTGCTCTTGGTTAGCTATTTCATCCATCATAGCTTTTTCTTCGTCCGTTGGCTTAATCGCGCCAGCCATTAACAATTGCTTGCGGAAGTATTCTTTAAGCTGGTGTACACCTTCGCCGTCCATATTAAGCATTACCATGCTGTTAAGCACTGCCTGAGTTGCCGGGTCTTGCGTAACTGCCATCAATCCCAAGAGGTCTTGCACAGTCTTTTGACGACGAGACTGCGAAGCTGGCCCTATGTCTATCTGCACACCAAAATTAGCGCGTCGCAAGTCATATTTTAAGCGTGGCCTTTCGTTGTCAACTTCCATCTCGGCCATGTTAATCGTACCCACTTCCTCCAAGTTGTCGATAGACTTCATATTTCGTTCATCGCCAGTGTAAATTTCCTTAGCCATGCCTAGCCATATCTCAGCGCTGCGTCGATGCGCTTTAGCCATATTGTCCATGTACACAAAGCTATGCGCGTCAATCCGTGTTTGTGTTAGCTGTATAGCTTGGGCGCTCGTGTTGGATATGAGCTTTTCGCCGCCCGATGAATCTCCCAATATGTCTTTCAGGTCTTGTTGTGTTATTTGCAGTAATGCAGCCATAGCAGGCGGCAAAGATGGGGGCTTTGTATACCCAACCGGCCCCGTTGGCATGCTGTTGCCGTTTGAATCAATTAGGTCATTTAGTAACGCATAAGCTGGCCTTTCCACGTTCATTTTTGACCAATTAAGCTCATTGCCAGTAATCTGGCTATGCGTGACAATTGGTATTTCTGTGCTTGATTGGCTTGCAATCTCAGTTAACACGGCAATTTGCATATTAAGCAACCGCTGGCTATCTTTTGCATAGCGAACCATGCCCACGTAACGCTCAATGCCGCCAATAGTAGTCAGCTTACCGTAGACTGGGACAATTGGGATATTCGGGCCTGCTATGTATCCATAGTCCTCTAGCACTCGATCACCGCACAACAAGTATTTGTGCACTTTCCTAGTAGTGATTGGGCGCTCTGCTACGGGTATATTTTTATCACGCAGCAGTTCGTAACGCTCAACGTCCTCGTCCGACATGGCGCTGCGCACTAACTTTTCTTTTCCCCCGCCCAGCATGGTGTAGGTAAGTATTTTGTCCTTTTTTTCTTCTACTGCGTAATACTCAGCCAAGTACACCACATCAGCGCTACACCAATCAAAAGTACCTCCATATGTGTCGCGTTGCGCGGGCCATGTAGTTACATCAATATCATATTTATCTTTTGCCGCTTTCGCCGTGATGCTATACAAAACAAAGCACTTTGTAGCATCTGATTTATCCTGCCGCTTGGCGTTTAGATCGAAAAATACAGACAAGTCAGCATCTGTTATTGCTTCAAAGGCAATCCTTTGAAAATCGGTAGACCCATCCTCAGCGTCGTAGACATTCCGCAAGCGCCAAGCCCCGAAGCCGCCAGCCGATGCCTCGTCAAAGGCCACATCAGCGGCCTCCTGCGCGCCAGAATCCGCCTGATCCGCTCGGTACAAGCCCTCGCATGCCGCCGCCAAAACATCGGATTTTGCGCCATCTTTTGCCACAAACGATGCATTCATACGGTTTGCGCGGTACTCGTTTAGCTGGCGCGTTAACGCGGCCTGTATTTTGTTTACCTCGGGCTTGGGGCGATTTTCAAACATCTCACCCCATTCGCCCTCGTATTGCGCACCCGTTACCCAAGCAAAGCGCCTATCACCCCGGCATTGCTGGCGTTCCTCCCATTGCGCGGCAGCTATATCATCAAACAGCTCAAGCGCTTCGCGGTGTATCTCTTTTAGCTTTTCGTTATCCATTATTTATTCCATGTTTGATAGCTAGGCAGGGCTATAGCTCGTACAGTATTTGTCTTTGCGGCACGCCTTGCGCCCTCGCAGGCATAGCGCAAAGCATCAATCATGTGGTTATGTTTATCGGCCAGAACATTAGTCGGCTTATTTGTCTGAGGGTCTATAACATAGCTATAAAGTGTTAGCTCGTCAATCAAGTGCTTACACCTAGGGTTTACCACTATATCATAGGATTTTAACCACTCCACGCCCTCCTCTACCGAGCGCGCCCCCTTGATTGCGCCCTGTATCTTTGGGTAGCCGTGCTTACGCATGTGTGAGATTGTCTCGGGGCGTGCGCTGTCTGCCACCATCGGCCAGCGCTCAGAGTCTGGCACGCTGTGAAAAAGTGACGGCGTATCCACAATCTCGCAGCCGATTTGATACGCCTCGTAATCCACATACAGCTTGCGGCCAATAATGTGGCAGCGCACCAGTACCGTCGGGTCCTGGGCAAAGCCCCAATCTGCCCCTAGCCTGTGCAAAGCGTCGGGCGGCGTATCAAATTCTTGCACGCTCCAATTTTTAAACACCTGCGAATCATCCCGCTCCAAATACGCGCCCTCCCACTTGTGCAGGTAAAACCCGTAATCACGGGCTTTGTCGTACTCCATTTCGCGGCGGCTGCGCTCTGAGAACCAAGGATTATCACTGTGGTTAATTTCGCAGCCAATACCTTTTTTTGGCACTGACATCCGAAATCGCGAATCTACCGCACTCCCTTTGCGCTTGGGATTCCACAGCGCCCATATCTCACTACCCTGCTCGCGTACCGTGCCAGTCAAATTACCCCAAGATTCCTCGCTGGTGTCCTCGGCCTCCTCTACAATTGCTAAATCAATTTTGGCCGTTGATCTTATCGTTCCCGCGTTATGGCGCAGCCCGCGAAAAAAGAATTCTGTGCCGTTTTTTTTATTGCGGATGTAATCAACGCCAACTTCGTAAGCGTCACTTAAAAAATCGTATCGAGCGATGGAAGACCTTAATTCGGCGTGAAAACTCTCACGTATCGAGCCTTGCAGCTCGCGTGTACATAATATGCGAAGCGGCTCAGCATAACCCCACACAGCCGCCATAGTCGCGGCACTTGCGCTCTTAGCACTTGCACGCCCGCCATAAAGCCATCGGTAATCCACAGACCCACGCGGCGGCGCAAAGACGGCGGCTGCTTTAGCTGGCAGCTCTATTTTTGCGGAGTGCACGCGACGCTCACTATCTCAACGCGGCTGACAAGCGGGGCTTTTTCGTTGCCGCTAACCTCGATTTTTTCGCCGTATTGTTTTGGGGCGAGTTTGGATAAATGCCAGCGGCGAAATTCTGCCTTAGCCCGCTGCATCTGCACCCAAGCCGGATCAATCTTCGCATCTACGGTGATTCGCTCAGGGTTTTGATCAAAAATAAGCTCTGTATTTGCGGCGTAGTTTGCGATCATGGCTTCGCGCGCGCGTGTGTATTGACCGTTTCGCTCTTCGCCGCCCTTAGTACTCCACTCCAAAAAGCTAGATAAATTCACCCCAGTCTTTTTACAAGCATCGCGAACGCTCTCGCACTCTGCCAATATGTCCAGCGTCTTAGCGTAATCCAGCTGCAATTCTTTAAGCGGTTTTTTTGCCATAGGCAAATTATATTGTCAATTAGGGTTTGTCCCTACAAAATAAATCAAATAATCTCGCATAAGTGCATTTTCTGCACTACAATACACCCATGCCGCGAATTTCTTGCGGCGCTAACTGGAGTAAATTATGACTACAACCATCGCCACTTATTACACCTTCGTCCCGTCTGGTAAAAAATACACAGTCGCGCTTAAAACAAGATTCGCGGCCACAACTGGCATGCAGCCAATAACGGTAAATGTGCCCGATGCGCCAGTGAATATGTCAATGCTTCGGGCTGCGAAAATGGCCGATGCACTGAACGCAGCCTGTGCAGAGGTTGACACTGTACAAGCCACGCGCTTGGCTCGCTTGGCTTTGTCTATGTGAGGCAGCCATGAAACACTTAGCCCAATTCGCCGCCCAAGTAGCGGCCATGTCCGACGATCAACGCGCCGCCATTGCAGCCCGCATGCCTATCACCACAATCGAGGGGCGCGCCCTCTCGATGCGCAAAAAAAGACTTGGCAGGGGAGGACGCGGGCGTGTATTTCCGCGAAGTCCCAATATTTGACGTAACCCAAACTCAGGAGATTGCAGAATGAATATTTTTAATGTAGGCCAAACAGTGGTACTTACGTCACCTTTTTATTTAGGTATTAAATGGATAGTGACGGGTTTTGATGGCAATTTTGTATTACTCCAAAACGCAGCAAACTTCGCGCACCATTTACGCGCACACCCTAGCAACATTTTCAACGCCTAAAACCTAGGGTAAATACAAAAACCCCACGAGTCCTGGCAGACAAAGTGGGGTTTAGGGGCTATGAGCCGTGAACTGCTACAGTCCGTCTCAGATTATATCAAAAAGGACAACAAAATCATGCACATAAACGAATTAACCGCCCATCAAACAGAGCAGGAAATTGGGATTTTTAGCGAACAATTAGCACTTGCTCAGGCGCTAGGAATGGGCAAAGCTGCAAAGCAACACAAGGCATACTTGCAAGCTTTGTGGGCGCATTTAAACGCTATTAAACCAATCCAAAAAATTAGCGAAGATGAATTGCTTGCTGAATTGTTTACCTAAAACCTAGGGTAAATACAAAAACCCCACGAGTCCTCGCAAGACAAACATGGCAGCAAAATTGCTGACACCGCCCCTAGCGGCTCTAGGATTTTAGGAAAAATTATGACAACACGTACCGAAGCCCTTGCTATTAAAAATGCCAAAGCATTGGAAGATTTGGCCAGTGCAGGCGGCATTATCGCCTTTGGTGCTTGGCAAACCGGCACGGGCAATTACAAAAAAGCCCGCGACATTCCTGCTCGCGCAGCCGTTTTCATCAAGCCGCATTCTGATTTTTCTCGCGCTCAAATGCCTGCGCATGTGGCTGCTTGGTTTGATACACACCCTCGCGCTCAACGCTGCGTGGCGATAACAGGATAAATTTATGAACACATACGCAAAATACTGCCCCAATGTGTGGCTAGCAAAAAGTGCAGAATTGCACAAAAAAGGCGACATCATCGCCGTGGCCAACAAGTACGGCAAAGAATCCGATTGCGAGATTCACAATCTAGTCGTTCAAAACTCAAACGGCTATTTTTACTCGGTTACCCGCTGCGATGGCGTAAACCGTCAAACCTACGCGGAAAAGAAAGCGGAAAAGTATCAGGCTTGGGCAATATCTGCAACTCAGAAAAGTAACGCAAGCTGGGAAGCTGCGAACGAAGGCCGCGATTTTCTGCGCTTAGCTGAACCTATCAAAGTAGGCCACCATAGCGAAGGCCGTCACCGCGCCCTCTTTGCGCGGAATCATGCCCGCATGGATAAAAGCATCGAGCTAGACAAAAAAGCAGAGTCCCACAGCTCAAAATCGGCTTACTGGGAAGCTATGGCCGACAAAATAGACCTTTCCATGCCGGAATCTATCGAGTATTTTGCACACGAACTCGAAAAAGCCAGCGCTGCGCATCAAGCTATGAAGGCTGACCCGTCTAAGCGTGCGCATTCGATGGATTTGGCTTATTCCAGCAAAAAAGTCAGAGACATGACAAAAAACCTTGAAATTGCTACGAAACTTTGGGCATAAAATGAACCATACCGAACTCCGCGCCCTGCGCAAAAAAGCCAAACTGACCCAGCGCGAATGCTGGGAGATTGTCGGGCGATCGTCTGGCAGGCAGTACAAAAACTGGGAGTCTGGAAAAGCTCCCATACCTTTTGCGGAAGCTCAGCTGCTTTGCATTGGTTTGGTGTTTTTTAAGCACTTAAAACCTGATGAAGTGCAAGAATTTATGCTGGGAGCGCTGTGGGCGGCAGTTTTCCCAGCATAAATACCTAGGTATATACTTTTTTGGTGTATACCCAATTAATGCGCGTTATTAGCTGCATGGAAGCTTGAGGTGTTGGTTAATGCTGCGCCACCACAATACCACTGCCAATAACCTGCATCTATTTCGCCGGATGTATATTGCCGCGCCCACTCAGTAACTAGCTCTTGATTTGCTGGTGATGGTTGTTTTAGTGTGGTCATAGTGTTACCTTTGTTAAATTGCGTAAATACGCCAAAATCTGCGGGAAATAATCGGCGTGCGTAGCATCAAGCGCCGCTTGTCTTTTAATTTCTCTTTGATTAAATCATACAGAAAAATTCAAAAAAAACCATAGGTATAACCCCTAATGAGGCGAACCGCCTCGACTACTAAACGAGTATCACACTGGTAAATTACTCCTGTGCGCTTTGCTGCGGTTCGTAAAATTAAAACGGAATATCGTCGTCCATGTCGTCAAACCCGCTGCCCGTAGTTTTTGGCGACGCTTTGCTTGGCACATGTTTTGGCGTATCGCTTTGTTGTGGTTTCCCGCCTTGCAACGCAACATCGTTAACACGGATTTCTTGCGACTTGCGTGGCGTGCCGTCTTTATCTGTGTATTCGCGCATAGTTACCACGCCAGATACCGTTACCAATTGACCTTTTAAAAGGTATTGGTGCAATGATGCGGCACGCTTTCCCCATAGATTGCAAATCCACCAAATCGTAGGCTTTTCTCGCCCTTGCGAATCGGCAACGGAAAAGCTGCAAAACTGTTCCCCCCCGTTTGGCAATTGCTTAAGTTCTGAGTCTTTCCCAAGAATTCCAGCGATTGTGATTGAGTTCATTTAATCTCCAGTTTTTTGTTAATCCCAAGTTTTACGCCATCCACTAACCGGCCCAGCTTTAAATCTTCTTTGATTTTCATTTTGTCAATCGCCGCCGGAATGATTTTCATCTCCTCACGCTGCGCCGTCCAATAGTAAATAGGCACTAACGCTTCGTCAACAATTTCAAGCGCAGCAGTTTTCCCTTTGATGCGCGCCTCAAATTCCACGCCCACAAGCTCTGTATCGCCAGTCGCCAAAAGGCTTTCAAATAGCGCTCGCTCAAGCCGATCAGCCGCCAATAAATCGGCGCTTGCCAATTCGTTTATCGCAAGCGCCGCTGCTTTTCTAGCCGTGGCGCTTGCGCGTTTTTGCATAATCACGGCGACATAGCCTAGGCGCTTTTCTTTCAGCGCTTCGGTATTTTGTTCGCCGTCTAGCGTATCGGCAATGGTTTGCGCATCAAAGCCGGATTCCTCTAGCTTTGCTTGTAGCGCTTTCTGCGCTGCGGTTAGTGTGTAAATGTTCATTTAGCTGTCACCTCGGGTTTGCGTTTTTTCTCCATAGCCGCCACGGCACTATTAAAATCTGTGGATAGCAATTCATCAAGGCTTTTAATGCCCGCGTATTTGCTGAATGCCGCCACGTCAATGCTTAGTTCGGCGGCGAGTGTTTGCAGCTTTTTTAGCTGGCCCGTGCTTACATATTCAGGCGACTGGCATCCACGTTGTAAGGCTTCTGGCGTGTTATTTTCCGTATCATTGTCGCCCTCTGTCGGGATTGCAAAGGCTTGAAATGCGGCATATTTGTAGGCGGCGCTCATGGCTTTGTTTGTGGCTTTGTCGCTGCTGTCCATTGCCTCGCCATAAGTCGCCACGGTATGCATAGAGCCGTCTATTGCGCAGACAAAATCGAATTCTGCTTTGACGGTAACAAAATACAAAGCCCCGCCGCTTTTAGCCGCTCTCTCTTCATGATGTCGCTCTGTCATGCGCGGCAAAATGCAAAGATTGTTTGCTGCTAGCAGTGGAGCAATCGCATTGTAAATATCGTCAATTCCACGAAATTTATAACTTTGGCCTTGCCTGTTTTTTGCAATGCCATCTTTTGATAGCGCCAATTGCACAGCGCATATTGATTTGTAGACTTGTTTTGTTTCCATAATTTTCTCAAAATGGTGAATTAATTGAAGCGCGTAATGCGCGTTTGTAGGCTA